TGCAAAAACTTATCCATTATTGGTTTCGGCATTTTTAACTCCGAGGTTTTCTATGTAACTTACGCTTTTCTTCCTTCATATAAGCTTTGTAGTGCCCACCAACATCACCAGCACGCTTGCCTTCTGGATGTTTAGCGGTCTTGTCACGGCGCTTGTATTCACCTTCCTTACTGCCTATAAGTCGGTCCATCGTTGACGATGCATCTTTCTGCTTCTTTTTCCATTCCGCAGGACTAACATCACCAAAACCGCTTGATTTCGTTTTCTTTTCATAAGCTTTGTAGTGTCCACCAACATCACCGGCTCGATGACCTTCTGGATGTTCAGCGGTTTTATCCCTGCGCTTGTATTCGCCTTTCTTGCTACCTATAAGTCGGTCCATCGTTGACGATGCATCTTTCATTGCTGCTGCCTTTGTTGCTTTTCCTTCAGCTTTCTTCACTTCTGCTTTTTGTTCTTCTTCAATAGTATCTACAGTTTTACTAGTCACATCTGAATAGCGTTTATATTTTGGACCTCTTTTTTGATACATTGAAGAAGCTGCATCTTTCCTTGGACGCCCTCTTTGGTTTCCATATGTTCCTTTTCCTTTTGGCATTATTCTTCTCCTTTGTCTTTTACACTGTTACCTGCGATAACCCCAAGAATAGCAGAGTTAATATCCCCACCTTCTTCAGATTTTATAATATCATGTAGAAGTCGCAATGCTTCTAACTTAAGTCGGGAACGAGTTCCTCGTTTCTTTTCGACTTCATCTTCTGGCTGATCTATAATAAACTCAGCAATCATTGACTTTAAATCACTATGAGACATATCTGAATAATCAGGCAGTTGTGTGAGGAGATTTTCTAATCTATTTTTGGAACTTTTAGAACTCATTATTCGTCTCCTTCGCCTTCGTCGGTTGTTCTAGAACCTGATGGACTTTCTGGTAGTCCTACTGCACCTTCTTTATCCCAACGCTTGGCTTTCTTAGCAAGGCGGCGTTGTTGTTTAACCGCAGCTTTTTTACGAGCAGCCGCAGATGCTTTTTTGGAAGGTGCCATTTCAGCGGCATCAGCAGTCGTTGCAACGAGTTGAGCGGCTCCAAGTGCTACTGGACCAGCTACCCCTGCTAGCAGAGCAGTCCTATGGCGAGCGGCTGCCCGAGTTAAGAAAGCAGCGATTTTCTTTTTTGGGAGTGACTCCCACATTCGTCTTCCAACTTCAGCACCGGCTACAACTTTTAATGCTCTCCACATGTCGCCGTGATCCCAATCACGCCTTTCTTCAAAGAGCCTAATGTCGTGTTCATCACGCTCTCTTTGATAAGGACTGCGTGGCGGCTCATCATCATCATCGTCCTTCTTCTTTTTCTTTTCTTTCTTTTTCTCCTGCTCTTCTAGATATTTCTTGTTTCGTTCCTGTACCTTTCTCCACTCCTTGGGATGATATTTTTTCAACCACTCATGATAGGTGCCCGGGCGATTACGACGCCCCCTCCACGGTTCCTGATTGAATATTTCCCAGTCATCCATTAAATCCGTTGGCACCAAACCGACATGCGGGCTAGCCATTGCCAACGGAACATCCTTCTTGTCTTTCCCTGAAGAGGATTGTGTATATTTATCAGCCAGCTTCTTAAGCTTTTTAGGATCAATACCCTTCTTTGCTAAAATAGCTGCTCGCTTGGGATCATTAAGATATTCTTTAAGTTTTTTTCTTTTGTCACTCATTTGTTTTTATCCTTGTTGTTATAAATATCTGCGCAAACTACGCACAGCACGACAGTTCTTTTTATTTTTTATGATATCATCACATTCTCTAATAATATGTAAACACTTGCTGTGCATTTTTTTACAACCTAACTTAAGTTTTTTGTAGTTATCATTACAGTTCATCATTGCATCAGTTCTTTCCAAGAGTGTTTGTTTGATTAGCTTATTGCTTTTTTTCACTTTGGCTGTTTCGTGTATTAGCTCTGTTATGTTTTTTCTTAAACTTCTTACTTTCTGTTCGTGTGTATGAGTAGAATAAATCATACATCCAATCAATGTTAATAAACAGAGCACTTTAAGCCAACCTTTTTTATTAACATTTTTAAGCATACACACCTACTACCATTTACCACGACAGAAAGGTAAAATAGGTGATTAAGGAGTAAGTATAAAGGGGTGGCAGCGCCAGTAAGCCAGTAAGGGCAAAAGGGTAAAATGTGCTGCGTATATTTTTGGTATCATTTATAGGTTCTGAGTTTCCAAGTCTTATTATACCCTATAGCAAAAAAAAAGTTTATAACAGTAAAGGGGGTCTGTTTTGTTTACCCTGTCTCTCTCTTGTCTCGCCGGTCTCACACACCGTGTTTCCCAGCCCGTATAGGGGTGTTGTAGCCCCCCCACCGGGTTAGGTGGGGGGGTAGGTAGGGTAAAACGGGATAACGGCACACAGACGCTTACACGGCGTTAGAGGGCTATGTTGAGTTTCTCCACATAGGACAGGGTGTATCTGGGGTCTGAATGCCCCGGTCAACTTTCTTCAACTTTTCTCGGATTCGGAGGGCGTTTGGGGTTTCTGGGAACTACTTATTATAGAGGCAAAGGAGGAAAATAGATGATAATAACAAGCAAAAAAACTTCACCTGAAATGAAGAAAAAGCTTACATTCGTCGCTATTCTTTGCTATAATAGTTATAGAGCAGAAAAAAACTGCTAAACCTAAGGAGGATAAACTAAATGAAGAATGTAAAGTTTGATGTAGAGGGCTACCAGCCCGAATGGAGTTTAGAGGTTGAGTTCAAGAATGACTTGAATGAAGACATCGTTGATGACCTACTAAATAACTACTACGATGAGATAGTAGATTTTGAGGAGGAAGACGAATGGTTCACGATAGGTGATGAGGAAGTCCGCATCACATCCTACTGGAGCACCCACACCAATGACGATTCGTGGGACCGGAACATCCAAGGTTGGGAGGAAGCACAGGCATAAGAATAACGGCTGGGAGGGTGAAAGCCCCCTCCACTTTTTCATAACAACTACAAGGAGAATAAAATGAAAAAACAACACTACGGCACATTTGCCACAAAACGGCTACTCACTCGCCAAGAAGAGTTGAGAAGGTTTTTTGATGAGATGACTTCATTAGCCGAGGACTTCGGTGTAGAACCCGTCTTCACATCGAAGCACGACAACCACGATGGCTGCGGGGAGTTTCACACTTGGGACTTCTTCATCTTAGATGTAAAGGAGGACGACTAATGAGAGCATTACTACAAAAAGAAAAAGACATCATTCACTCCGCTATGGAGGCAGGATGGACTATTGTTTACAGCGACGAGCACGAAGACTTTGTTGTTGTTATGCCAACATTAGACTTTGATGAAGACACCCAGAGTTGGGTGATGAAGGAGGACGACTAATGAAACAGGCAAAATGGGACACCTTTACCGAAGAGGCACAGGCGTTATTTGAGAAGCACGGAATAGATGCTTACTGGGAGTTCGATGAGCGTGATGGAGATGGTCAAGTTATTATCTACACAGGCGTCCACGATGAAAAGAGCCGTGCTTACAACGAAGCACAAGGCGACACTGGACTTACCTACTTGGAGGGAACTTACTAATGTTAGAACTTTATAAGGTAGAGTTTGAGGTGCTGGAACTACGGCACGATGAGGATGATGTTGAGGACGCCCAGAAGGACGGAATAGACATTACTGATAAAGATGCGCTTGCTGACTGGCTGATAGATAATGATAGATGCCAACTGAAAGGTGCTGGCTGGAACGAGTTGGGGAACACCCTTGCTGGCTGGGAGGAGGTGAGTGAAGAGATGAAACGGCATCTCCTCTATAAGTAATACGACATAAAACAACTCCTATGTTTTGGGGGGTAGGGCTTCGGCTCTGCCCCTCTTTTTTTATGTTCTTTTTTTTCTATCTCGCCTTATAAGAAAGTGAATAAAACCGTGATACTGCGAGGCACACAAAAAAACCCAACTTTTTCAGTTTGGGCTGTTTTGGGCTGTTTTTTTGGGCTTTTGGGCTGGGCGTGGATCACAGATTAAGCAAAGTGGGCTGGCTGGGCTGGGCGTTGGGCTGGCTGGGCTGACTGAACTAAAACTGGTTTAAGTTTGGGGCACACTCTTTACACATCTTACCCTCACCCCTTACCACAAGAGGGGGGTATAGCAGGGGGGGTG